ATGAGTACAATTAATTCCATTATTGCTTATAGAATAAAGCAAAAAAGAAAAGAATTAGGGATGACAGGGAGGGAAATAGCCCATTCATTGGAAATAAGTCAACAGCACTATTCACGTATAGAGAATGGATATACCAAAATAACAGTAGAACATTTATTCTCTATCGCGTTTATTTTAGGTGTCAAACCTAAAGAACTATTGCCTAATTATAATTTTTCAAATGAAAAAGAGATAATTAAAGCAAAACAATCATTATCAGCAGAAATCATTATGCCAATAAAGAAAAACGACATGTATCCTACATAAATATAGACAGGTATTTATTTTATTAAAAATAATGTGAACCATTAAGGATATAAAAGGGAATACGTTGCTCTACATGATGTTGCCGATGAACATCACGTATCCATTCACTCACAAAAATCTGTTTTCCCCGAAAACGAATCCCCATATCCCCGTATTGCGCTTGGCCCAATCAATGTGGTCATCCTGATAAGACGCATTCACAAACTGACTGGTTGCACAGACTAAAGGCAAGCTATATGGAGTCTCTACACTCCCCTTCCGTAATAACAATGCCATTGATTGTCCTCGGGTAAAAGGCAGATAGTCCGTATTAAAGACCCGTGCTCCATCTTCACTGTACAGTGATAACCCCCCAACGTTTCTTCGGGGTCAAAACCATTCCTGAAACGAATACACACACATAAATGTCTGTTTGGGCTGAGCTGTATAATTGCTTTTTATGCGCTAAATAGCTCACTTCCGCTTGAGAGTTGGTGGTATGATAAAACACAACACACTTATCTAAATGCGATAATATTGTCGGCAAAGACCAATAGCGCCCGCCTTTAAGGTGGATTTTTTGTCGAAACACACAATAAGCCATTTGTGTATTACGTGTAATCGCACTTCGAAATCCCTGAAAGGTCCACACTACTTTTATCTAACTTTTTACTAATATCCCCCAGCACTTTTTTAACACCATCGAGCGTAACTCGTTGCTCGTTTAAGAACTACGTAATATCTGATGCAATAGCGGTCATACGATTATTAGCGTCGCTGTATGAGTTCGGCTCAGTGAGATTAATGCTGTAACTAGTGTTTTTTACGGTAAATGTAGCCGGTTGTGAAATGACTAATTCTGTATCGCTATTAACCCTGTCCACCATATAAATAAAATTAGCATTACCATTTTTAATTAAAATAATGGTACCTGTGCCAGAGACAATAGCAGACCCTGACACTGTGCTAACAGTGCCTGTTGTGTATATCATGATTTATTTCCTAAAATTTAGATACAAAAAAACCACATTAGTGCGGTATTTAATCTTCTAACATTGAAACGTCTATCATAAGCCCTTGTTCCATTAATCCAGAACCTTCTCGACTCGGAGGCATACTTATCCAGCCATCCTCTTCTCCTAAGAACTCGTATCGATACTCAAATGTTAACCCTCCCACATCATCAACCAAGACATAACGCTCGCTATATCTTTTGAATGTCCAAACTTCATCCCACGTGTCAGGGTCTATGTAGCTTCGTATGTTTGTATTATGAAAATACCCCATAGAGCGAGTCTTAATCATGCCATACCGATGACCACTTTTGCCTGCGATTCTTAATGAGCCTTTGCCAGCGCTCCCCGTATTGACATCATAATATTTCTCAAAGCAGACCAACTTAGCAAGAGATGAAAATTTCATTTTCCCTTGCTCATCATAAACTTCAAGACCAACTCCGTGTTGAGGTATGCTTACCTTGGAAATCGGAGCAACCATCCATTGGCTATTTAACGCATAGATTCTCGGATAGCTATCATGAGGGCCTGATGATGACGTTAGTTCATCAGGAGTTGCTTTTCTCAAAACACATATTGTTTCGAGTTTATCGGTTAATTGTATCAGCCTATTATTTGTGTAAATTTCTACACCAACCATTTCACACCACCCATACGACAACATGACTTGAGAATGAGTCATTCGCTTGTGTCTGCCCACCACCAGAGCCATTGTTCTCCCAGCGATAGATATTGTAATCAACGCGGTAATTTAACGTGTTCCCAGATATGGAGTACTCTGTTCTCTCATTAGGCTTATCTACATGAAATTCACCACTCCATCGAGAGCGATACCGTAGCCAGAAATGGCAAACAACCTCACCTCCTAAGGAAATCTCAGGAATAGTAAGAGATCCATATTGGGACAAAGGAAGGTCAAATTGCCCCAAGTGGCGCGGTATAATAGTGTCTTCTCCAATAATGAGTCGCCCTTTCTCATCATATATTTCTAAACCCATGCCCATTACCATATCCCCATTCTGATACGCATTGTGCCTTTTTTATCAAACAAACGTTTTAATATGTTTGTTTCAATCCAGTACCCCTGAGCGTTATTCCCATATTTAATTTCTTCACCAGTGCGCATATTAAGTTGATAGCCCACCTTGTTTGCATGGCTGAAATTGGTTGATTGCAATACATTAGCTATTTTTGCACTGGTAATAGTTGCATCACCAATAAAAGCTTCATTAACAACCACCTGTCCATTCTTCACGATAAACGGTGTCACCACTTTGCCATTTAATGACGATATCACTGCAAAGTTTTGGGCATTGACCAGAAATTGGCTATTTCCTTGTGCATTAAACCCTAAGCCAATGCCCGTAATGACTTTATTCCCTTTGCTATCTTGCTGAACTTTCATTGTCCATGATGCGGAAATTTTGCCATTTATGTCGGTGACCACTTTCGACGTTTGTTCGATTTTGGCTGAACTTGTACCCACTTGGCTTTCAAGGCGAGTGACTTGCTGGGCGGTAGAGGTCACTTTACCTGAGACCTCAGTCACCTTAGTTTCAAGTTGGTTTACCGCATTCGCCGTTGCATTGGCTTTCTGTTCGCTGGACTTAGGTACTTCATTCGCCACAAATCCTTTTGGTGCCACCGATTGTTTGTTATTGGTATAAGTGCGGGTGATAATTTGATGGTTAACACTTTTATGCTTAGTGAGCTGATATTTAGCCCCTCCTCGCAAATAGATATATTCCACAGAACCATTCGTTAATTGAGCTGGCCCCATCACAGGGGATTGATTTGTCCATCGCCAATCAAAATTATCAATGATGCGGTTTTCAGACTGGGTTCCCCATCCAGAACCACTCACTTGCCATTCCACAATCATGGCAAAACCTTTGGTATTGTGAGTCGCATAGCTCGGTTTATTGTCTCTATATTGCCCTAATGTCCTAAAAACCTTAAAGGCATAACGTCGAGAAGTTACTAATGGCAAAATAATCGGATAATAGGTGTTTTCATTGAGTTTAGATAAATCTAAATCCACCACCACAGACTCCGTTAAATCGGCTTTCACTGTATCTAATTTGCTGGATAACGTTTGTACCTGAGAGGTTGCAGACGTCACTTTGCCATCAATATTAGATACTCGCGTATTTAACGCATTCACCACACTGCTATCAGCTTTCCCCTTAAGATTTGAATTGAGCGTTGAAATCTCTTGCGTTTGTGCTTGCTGTTTCGAGGTGAGGGTTTCTAATGATTTATTAATCGCTGAAACATTCCCATTCATCCGTGTTTCCAGTGATTGTCGGGCTTTCGCTTCTGCTTGGTCGCCTGTAACACGTGCTTGTTTCTCTGCGGAAATGAGTCCTGCGGTGACTTTCGATAAATCATTACCGGTATAATCACCACGAAGTTGAGTGGCTAAGAATTGGCGTTGTTGTGCTTCGGTTTTATCAGTCTCAATACGTGCTTGTTGCTCTTGTTTAATTGCGGCTGCCTGTGCTTCTGTTGCCGTTGAAACTTGATTTATCCGCTCAGCCAGTAATTTTCCTGCCTCCTCCCATTTTTTTTCACTTTCTTCAATCGTTGCTCCATGCCTCATCAACTCAGATAAAATCTTGTCATGATTTATCCTCATCAACTCATGTAATTCAGTAATATCGATTTGGTTAGCTTTACTGTTAATTTCACCCAATAAGTCTTGTGCGAGTTGGTCTCGGCTGATTTGCCCCGCTAATTCATCAAGAATAATACTAGCATCAAACTCAGATTCTCCCAGAATAAACTCAGTCCATTCGGAATGATTACCTATTTTATCTACCAGTCTTGCTCTAAAATAAAACGTTAAACCTGCTGATAACCCTGCCATTTCATAGGTTTTTGAGGGATAAGGAACATCAGATAACAGCATCAGACCTTCACCATTATTGGTTTTGCTGTACTGAATTTCCGTTTTTAACGTATCACTGGTGTTTTCACCAAATTCCCAGCCTAACTTAATGCCAAATACGAGCGGTGAAGCTCTAAAGTTTACAGGTTTAGGCGGGCTCCCTACTTTTCCTGTCAGTGTTGTTTCTGGCGCATTAGTCCATACACTGGATATTTCAGACGCATTTATCGCACGAACTCTCACCTGATAACGACCAGCATAAATGCCATCAACTTCAAACCCACATGTCGATGTTCTTGGCATTGATACCCAGTTATTATTATCTCTCCGCCATTGAGCCTCATAGGTAATGGCATTATCAACTGCATCCCAATCAACACGCAGAGTAATAAATGAAATACCTTGATTAACCTGAGAATAGGATGATATACGAATGTTTTTAGGTGGTGCTTGCACACTCGGTGGAACAATGGTGATTGGACGCTCACCTATTCTTGCGCCAGAGTCAATGTGATCGTAATTGCTTGGGTTATGGATTGCGCCAGTAATAGTGTATGTATTATCGCCATTATCAGTAATATTAACGACCCGATAAAGTTGTAATGTTAAATCATCAGCATCAACTGTCCAAACTGCGTTTTTCTCTGGTTCCTGTGAGTACTCCGTTGAAATTGTAATGATATTATCAGCAACCAGTGATACGGTTCTTCCCTCTGAGCGCCCGTTTGGCAGATTAACAATCAACCTATCACCAGCTTTAATATTGGCTCTGCGATCAAGTGTTATTTTTCTGCCTTCTACACGCGATATACGTCCACCATTATCTCTTCCAGCCAATGTAGAATCGGCAACAGCAATGATATGACCAGGAGAAGGTATTGCCCCCTCTAATCCTGTCGCAAAACTAATAACTCTGTCGTTAGCATTGGTGAGTAACGCCCAGCGACCTCTACGGTTAGCCTCCGTCTGTCGAGTGCAACCTATCGCTGATATTTCAGTTTTGCGTACTCCGTAACGACGCTGTAGTTTAATATCGGCCACAGCCTCAATCGCATCATTACTGTGGTTATTGGTGTCTGTGTAGGAAACTAATGCTTGTGTATATCGATTTTGCTGACTACCTCCTGAATAGGTAGGCTTACCTCCAACAATATTGGCATTAGTAAACGTTCTAAAAATACTATCTGGCATATCAGCGACAACATTAACCTTGTTATCAGCCCAAAATGTCATACCACGAAAAATAGCCGCTATATCTCTCAGTACTTGGTATGCCGATTCTTGCGATTGAATATAAACATCACACAGGAATCGAGGCTCCTTACCATCACCACCATGCCCATCGGGTACCAATTCATCACAATATTGCGCAATCTTATACAGGTCCCACTTTTCAACCTGAGAAGACTGGATCCGGTCACCACAGCCGTAGCGATTATTGAGTACTAAATCATAAAATACCCATGCCGGGTTATTGGTTGCTGCAAGTTTAAAGGTGCCATCCCATACGCCTGAATAGGCCCGATTAATCGGGTCATAATTCGTGGGCACTTTGATAAGCAAGCCACCTTTTGGGCGAACGCTAATTTTAGGGATGCGATTATTAAATTGACGCGCATTGAAAGTAATAAACAATAGGGCCGTATTTGGATAACGCAATTTAGCATCGATAACATCAGTAACAGCAGAGATAGTAACCTTATCAACAATTCTGGCTGTATTCTGATTCTTAGTTAATCGTCGGACACGGATCTGCCAACCTGTATTTGCCTTGGGTAAGTCAATGCGGTGTGTTCGCTGGTATTCGCTGGTCGTTTTACCATCAAAAGCAGACTTTAATACTTCATTATATCCAGCACCATCTGTAGATAAGTCAATAGCATATTCAATTCTATAGCCTGTAGTATCCCCGTTATCGTGTTGTTGAAACAATTGAGGAACAGATAGTCTAATGCGCACAGCAGATAGCTGAGTGTTATTAATGCTCCGCACATAGGGCTGATCGTCTTTTAATTCCAACCCTACCGATGTTTCGCTATCTACTGATGGGATACCCTGAATGTATTCTTGGTGTTCACTACCCGGTCTAAATTCCCAAGTGACACCCTCAAAATTCTTAGTACCGTCCGCATTGCCAATCGGTGTATCATCAAGAAAAATACGAGTATCGTCTAAGCCACCAGCAATTTCACCTTCTGAGATAGCCAATAAAATCTTAGCTGTTGATTCAGAAAGTAAGCTATCTGGTGATTCCGTGGGCGTATGTCCGCCACCGCCACCACCTTTTGCACCATGAATTAATTCCATATTTCACCCATAAAAAAAGCCACATAGTGGCTATTCTGAAATTCGTTTATGTTATTGCTGATCTTCTGTGTAAATCCCTGCAGAGATTATCGCTCCACCCACTTCTCGCCTATCTAGTCCATAAAGTAAAGGAACTGGATTTCCTTGTGCGGTTGTGTTTACAACACCACCAAAGGCGTATGAAGGTTTATTGTCGGCGTCTTGACGCACAGATAAGCCACGCGGCTGAGGTGACAGCATTTGCACTACGCCACCTAGCGCCATTGCTGCCCCGCCCATAGCTAAAGCACCACCAGCAAAACCACCCGCACCGAATGCAGCCCAACCTGCAGGACCTAACATCATGGCAGCACCAATCATGGCTACGCCTAAAATAGTCTGGAAAAACCCACCACGCTTGCTACCTTTTATCACTGGCGCTATGCGGATCTCTTCTGTGGTATCAAGATATAATTCATCTTCAGCAATGTTGCGCTTACCTTTAAATACGGCAAACTCCAGCCCTTTCAGGTGTGCATTAGCAAGAAACGGCTCAAACCCATCATAAAGCACGGAGAGCGCCTTAATTGCTTCGCGAGGTGAATCTATATCTAATTTGTGTTCACGCCCAAACTTTGCGCCAAGAACACCATATAGACGTATTGTTTTTAGGCTCATACAAACTCTTTCCTCCGCACAATTTTTACGGTTCTATCTCGCCAATAATCACTGTAAGGAACCAACCTGCTGAGTTGACCATAAAGATGGTGAAGTAACATGCCATTCATAATCACACCAGCGTGATTAGGTACATCGGCTTGCACTTGCATGATGATCATGTCACCCTCTTTCGGCTCACCAGCAATATCAACAAAACCTGCTTTTTGGTAATTATCCATATACAAGTTTTCGCCTTCTTCCCACCAATACCGATCAACGCTGTAGTTATGTAACTCAATACCGTGTTTTTGGTGGTAGTAGTCCATAATTAACGACCAGCAATCAGCATAGCCCAACACAAAAGGCCGTCCTTCTAATTCTCGTTCACCTCGAGGGTAAATAATTCGAATATCACCCTCTGGGCATGATGCGATCACCCAAGGTAATCCTGTCGCATCACACTGTAGTTTATCTATTTCGCTAGGTTGAGTCGTTACACCATCTCCACAATGGCTGTGCACAATTGCTATTGGCTCTCCCCAGTCCTCAGCAAGGGCGTAACCCTCTGGAGAAAGCTCAAAATGCTCTGTTGGACTATCTGAAAGATTGCTACAAGGAAAGTATTTTTTAACTCGACTTTTCTGACAGATAACTCCGCAAGCTTCTTTTGGATATTCAGCTTTTACATGTTGAAATATCGATTCCCTTAATTTTTTTGTGATCATCTCGTTAACCCCGCAGCAGGAAACCCTCCGAAATCTAATGGCTCATTCTCACCAAAGCGTTTTTTGCAATCACTAATAAGTCCACCACAACTATCTAGCGCAGGATCATCAACAGGGTTTCCTCTCTCATCAAAATATTTACTCCCTGAATATGAGCACCCATTACCACTACGATAATCGCCTTTCATGCACCAATAACAAAGGTTATGAATTTGTCGAACGGGTATCATTACTCCCTGCAAATCAAACGGGCTAGACAGCTCGAACTCTACGGATTCGCCAGCCACCTCATTAGTTTTACGATCGATGTAATAAACTTGTTTAAAGCATTCGTCTGGATTAGCTGTTGAATTTCCCTCAGGAAAGTTTTTAGCATCAAGATAGTGAGCAAATGTCTCATAAATAGTTACTTTGGCTTGCACCATGTCGTCAAACTGAAGACATAGAGATGAAATTAAGCCATCTATATTGGCAACCTTTAGAGATGGTCTCGCTGGACTACCATCACTATTTTTTGCCATTCCTTCAACTTCGTAAGGCCATGCTCCGTATTCATTTCCTTGCCACCAAATTGGTTTTGGCTTGATAACACCATTAGATTTCTCTATTTCTTCCGGTGTGTGAGGTAAGTTATAAGCATGGAAGCGAAGAATAGGGCCATCAAACCCACTACCATCCACCTCAATTAATTGAACCTTATTACCCGGCTCTAATTTTTGTACATCTGCTGTGATATTCATGCGCTAAATGCCTGTTCAAACGTAGCTGTCAATTTCATTACTCCATCAGAGATGGGGAGCATCGTTATTGAATCAGCTTTAACACGATAAAGCCCTTTTTCACCAAATGGAGGCGTCCAAATAAATGATTTTGCTGTGTGTCGCCGAATGAATTTAAAAATAGGCATCACCTCATCTTTTAGTCCCATATAAGCAAATGGCCACGTTTGAGATTCTGGATTAATACCATCACCAGCAACTTGTTTGTAACCATCTCCAAATTCAACTTCTTTAATGCGATGCTTGAACTCACCGCTTGGCGAATCTTGTATTTGTGTTCGCCATTTAAACTCTTCCATTGGTTACTCCAATAAAAAAGGCGATACAAAGCCGCCTGATCAAATATCAGGATATTAATAAATATCCATTAGGTTATTTTATATATTCAGCCCAGAGAAACTTACCGAAGGAATGGCTGACTTACTTCGATGGAGAATTGAATATGTTAGTTAGTGAAATGGCAAAAGACATAGAGGCCCTTCAAACACGTACTCTTGCTTTAGAGTATATAATTCAAGTAATGATTAGGAATATGTCTGATATTGAAAAAAAAAACTTATTAGTGAATTAAATAGAGTATCGCATGATAGTCCTGTAACTATCGAGGCGTTTGGTATCATTCAGTCACATTTACATAATTAGTACCATATTATAAAGGCGGTTACTGTGCCGCCTTTATGCGATCTATCATGGTTCTTGCATATTTTTCCGCTCTCCCCATAAATGAAGCAAATGTTTCATTTGGGTTATAATCCTCTGTGTACTTAAATTGTAACTTTGGTTCTTCATCTGGGGTATTATTTCCCACTATCTCCATTACTGTAATTTCTGACGTTAATATAGGTTTTTCACTTATTTTTATGGCCCCAATGCCATATCTTTTTACATCCCCTGTAATTTCCACTCCTGAAAATTTGTTTGATAACAATGGGAACTCTACTTTGATTTTCATAACTACCTCTCTTAATTGCCTTTGATTGTTCTTGATAATGCAGATGCTGGGTTTCTAAGTAAATTGTTAACCCCACTTTCCACCATTTGCTGGAATTCACGCTTTAATGATGAAGCATTGGCTTGATTACTTGACGGCTGTTGCTGTTGTCCATTTTCAATATTAATATCTCCTAAATTAATCTGTACGTTTCCACCACTAGCAATTTGAGGATTGCGAGCGATAAATGCTGTTGGCTGTGTAACCGACATTGGCGCTGAACCACCGACATGACCACCTGAAGCATAACCTCGCTTTCCTGCATCCATTAGTCGATAAAGGTTGGCAATACCTAATCGTTGCGTTGCTTCCTTGGTAAAGACGAACTCGCCTTTATGTACTACACCCGCTGGATCATGTTTTCCACCATCGCCTGTATAACCACCACTTGCAAATCCAAAGAAATTACCTACCGCACTACCACCAAATGCCGCTTTCATAGCATTTAGCATAGCCATCTGCATTAACATCTTGGTGGTCATTTCTAAGAATGAGCGAGTGAAGTCAGCAAAATTAGCTTTGCCCGTCAATACAAAATCAGAGAGACTGTTACTCATGCCCTGAAATGCTGATTGACTAATTTGAGCTACGTTACCGTAAACGTTTGTTGCCTGATCTTGGAATTCAGCAAAACCTTTCTTAACGCCTAACTCCCAGTTAGCACGAATAGCGTCTTCTTCAGCGTACCATTCCTTTAATTTGTCCTTTTTTTCAGGAGTGTCAGCTTGATTTAATGCGCTTTCTCTTTGTTGCAATCGGCTAGATAGCCCTGCTCCTTCCCTCAATGCTTTTATTTTTGCATTAAGGTTGTCCATCCATTTGTTCTGTTGGTCTAGCTCTCTATTTTTTTGCTTTTGAAGCTCAACATCATCACCAGCTATGGCCAATGCTTCTTGAGAAGCAAGAATGTAGTCCTTTTTAGCAAGCAACGCCTTTTCGTCCTTGGTTAACTGTCTTGTTTTCTGAGCCTCCTCAAGGATTGATATTTTCGCCTCCATATCCCACAGCTTTTTACGCTCAGAGCTAATCACATCACTGACTGTTTTATGCTCTTTTAGCACCTTCAATTGTGCTTGCAGGGATAGTAGGGCTTGATTTGCTGATTCGTCTACTCTAGTACCATAATCTGGTCGGTAGGTTGGGGTTTTAGATGTTCTATCTTTAAATTTATTATTTATATTTTGTACTGCTAACTTCCTTTTATCTTCAGTCCAAAATTCAGGGTCTCTTCTAACTTGCTCCCATAGCTTATTTAGGGCCGCTGTTCTTTTTTGAGCGTTAGTTGCAGTATCTTCTAATAATTTATTATATTCTCTAATTGATTCTTTTCTTTTTTCATCCGCCTCCTTGGATTTGTTTTGTGCTTTTTCATAACCTTCATGAGAAGATACGACGAAACTTAAAATCTTTTGTTGCTCCTTTAAGTTGCGAATCATATTTTCTCTTTGTTCTTTGGTTCCATGCCAAAATCCAGCATTTTCCCATTCTTTTATTCTGTCGTTTATCTCAGCTAACGCCTCCGCATCGGAAAGAGGTTTACCAATATTTTTTAAAGCATTTCCTGCATTCTTTATTGCGGTTGCAACATCATTCCATGCTCTCTCTAATGAACCTATATTTTGATTCATAGATCTAGTTCTTCTATCAGTTTCCTCTGACAGTTTTTTAATTGAAAACTCAGAAGCTTCTTGTGTTTTTCCTGCTATTTCTAATGACTTAATGTGCTCGTATTCAGACGCAGTCAACAAATGCAATGTTTTATCTAATTCTAAAATAGCATTTACAGGATCATCCTTTAGCCTCTTAAATTGGTTTATTGTTTCATCTATTGATTTTCCGGTGGATTGCTCCATTTGTGCTGCAGCCCTTGCCACCAACAAAATCTGGTCTCCTTGAAAACGCCCACTACCCACCACTTTAGTTAGAGCTGAGGCCATGTCACCCTGAGTAATCCAGTTCCCAACTAAAGTTTTAGATAATTGATTTAATTCATAGGCTGTTTTGCCAGCGTAACGTCCCGTCATTATCAATTGCTTATTAAACTCAGCAAATTCTTGAGATCCTTTATAAGCAGAGTAAGCCAGGGCTAGTGATGCAGTTGTTGCTGTTGCAATAGCAATCTTTGTTGGAGTAATTATCGATGCAAGCGCCTTCAACGAGTTTCCAATACCACCAAATGAGTCCTTTATCTGTCCACCTTGTTGTATCATCACCATCCAGACTGGCATTCCTGATGCTAATGACGTAACAATATCTGTCATTTGGGCTGGCAATTGCCGCATAGCGTTTCGATATTGGCCAATGGTGATTGAGCCATTCATAAAGGCTTTTTCTTGCTCTTTTAGCCTGTTGATCATCGGCGCAGCTTGTTGCGACACGCCAAGTTGAGCCGCTTTTAACTCTAAAATCTCTGTCCTCGTTTTTCCTATGATTTCAGTTTGATTTTTCAGTGAATTTAAAAAATCATCAGCAGCTCGCTTGGCTCTATTTGTTGCCGCCTCTTGAGCTAACAGCGCCTGCCCTTCAGCTGTAAGAGACATGCTAACACGTGTTAATTTATCCCTAGTCTGCTCAAGTATGGCGTTATAGTCTGCAAACTGATCCTTTGGTAATATCCCTTTTTTATTTGCTTCTATTAATTTTTGAGTAGCTTTATCAAGCGCATCAAATGCTTTATTGGTTGGATTTATTGAATTTAATAAGTCATCAAGTTCTTTCTTTTGCCTCTTTATCGCGTCGGCTGCTCTCTTTTGATGATCAACCCCTCTATTAAACTGGTCATTTAAATTTCGCGAAGAACCGCTTACCTTCTCTGCTGTATCGCCGAACTCCTTTAACTTTTGTGTGCCACGCTCCAGATCTGACGTATCAGCCTTTAATGATATTGTTGCTATATCTGCCATTTAATTTCCTCCAGATATAAAAAAACCACCCGAAGGTGGTTTGTAAGTCAATTTATATGAATTTATTTTAAGGTCGCTTCAACCTTCTCTGGGTGTAATGTGTACATTCCGCCATTGAATGGGTCTACAATAAACCAACCAATCAATCCTCCAAGTAACAAGTTACCACCAATGTACCAACCATTAGCGCTTGACTTTAAAGGCAAGGTGACTGGTGAAGCCCCATCTTTTGAAATAGTAACTTCATACTGTTTCTTACCAAAATAACTACCTGTTGACTTTTCTAAAGTGACGCCTTGTGGAGTTTTCCCTTGCGAAACAATCCTGCCTTGCTCATCTTTTATGGAAAAATCAGCACCAGAAGGATTACTATCGATTTGCACTAGTTGAGTTTTATCTCCAACGATTGTTGCGCACCCACTTAAAGAAAATGCAAAAAATGCCACTACTGACGCGATAATTATTTTTTTCATTAAACCATTCCTTTTTAAATTAATTAGCGCATCTTATGATATTTATCTAACAAAACTTTACAATTAAATTTTTTACAATTTTATAAATTTTAGTTGGTATTTGCTTTCTTACTGTAGCAATTGTGAGCAACAAAAAACCCACCGGAGTGGGTTAGTTTTCATCTACTTCAGATTTATTCTTGGGGGAGTTTTTCGGCTTTAATAATGATTGCTGACTTAATTTCATCGCCCAGTACTTTAGCGTTTATGGTTAGTTTGATTGGCTCCCTGTCCCACTCACCTTGCTGAATAATCTCTTTATTTTCTTTTTCATCTAAAAACACATCCTGAACTACACAACTAACTAGCTCACCAGTGGTTACATTTTTCACTGTAACCTTGAATGGCGCAGGATCGCCTGGCTCAACCTTAACAACCTTATATATGCCATCAATTCTTCTTTCGGCGTAAGTTTTACGTTTTGTAGAAGTTAGCTCTTTAGTTAACTCAGCATCCAAAACAACACCATCGAACTCGATAGTGTCAGCTTTATTCAAGTTCTTTAATAAATTACCTTTAGACTCAGTGGCTATTTCATTTTGCTGCTTAAGTTGAGGTATGGACTCGATAACACCTGTAACAAGTTCCATTCGTTTAGTCTCTTGCTCAGACATAAACCTAATCGACTCTAGCGTCTGCTTTTCGCCTTCTTTGCTTATTTCAGCAAGTTTTATTTCTCGCATGGTATCTAGGTAATACTTATAAGAAGAAGACGCTCCCCAGATAAATGCAGCGCTTATCACTGTTATTGCTATCTGTTTTCCTGTCATTTTCTTAATTACCGATTTTTTAAGTGATTCTAAAAAACCACCAATGTTTATCTCAATTATGGATGAGCCTTCATCAATAGTTATAACCAACTCTATCGATTCTAACTCTTTTTTCGATAAACGCTTGTTTTGATCACCATATTTGAAAGCGGCGTATGCTTTATTGATATGCGCCTGCATGTCAATAAAACCTTTCATTACGGATGGTGTAATACTTTTATTGAACTTATTACCCGTAAGTCTAAAGGTTAAGTTTGGCCAGCCTTCAAATGTTACGTTTTCTGGAATCTCATGACCTTCAGCGTACTGCGCAACCAATCTGAAAACATCATCTTCCGAATTGATGGTTATAGTATCTTCTTTCAAACCCATCCCCTAAGCATTTTATGTTGTTTTATTTGTACGCAAATAGGTTAATCGATATAAAATAATCACCACCTACTGCGTTCTCTGCTTCGACACCGATACTACTCATTGATTTTATGACCATAATATCAATATTGCTTATGGATGGTTATCTGGTAATTTGATCAGTGATGAGTGTTAAAAGGAAAGCTTAGCGCTTTCAGAAAACGAATAAAGGACCAAACGTCATCAGGTTAGTAGCAGCCCCATTTCCTTTGTACGGATATTTGACTTAATTAAATTCACGTCTAATATTTGTTCTGCTCAATAACGAGCATTACAAGGAGTTTTTATTATGGGTAAAAAACCCGGTGAAAACACAGGTAAAGATGGCGGTATCTATCGAGAAGTTGGACCTCGTGGCGGTTTAAAAAACAATTATGCCACAGTGAGAGACAACGAAAAGCTACCACCAACAACGCAATCAGGCAACACATGGGTTCTTGAAAAAAGAACACCAAACAGTAAGCGTCCTTAACCTGTTGTAATAATTAAAGCCGGCCTACGTCGGCTTTTTTGGGTTTAACACAGAAATCCACCATCCTACTAATAAGATGACAAAATGTTTCATTCGCGGCTCCTGTTTCAACGCTCACACCGACGCGGTAACAAATGTCGAACGCTATATGTGCGCATTCGTGAGCTAGAGTAGATAATTTACCGTTAAACACACCAATAATATGGAGTACACACTGAGTGTTAGTAACTGTATGACTTGCACCGTTAACAAAACTATCCCCACCATCAATGCCTAGTTTTTCATGTAGAGAGCGCCAATCATCCCAAGAGCCACAATAGATAATATATCCAGATTCAAATAAAGGCACCTTCATATGTCGATACTGCCTTAGGATTTTGTTCATATTCCTACCTTTACTATAAAATATCTCAAGCCTGATAATTGGCTACTTTCTCTTTCTGCTCACCAATCTGCGCTTACCACTGATTAGCATTTTATTTGTCAGTCATGCATTAACGTCATACTATAATGGCTCACTTCAATGAGGACATTGTAATGCCATCCAAAAAATACCTACTTGTATATGAAGCATTCGACAATACAAATGTATTCTTATTAAAAGGAAACGCTGCTATAAAAATAGAATCCGGAAAAGGTATTGAGGAAATATTGAATACCTTTACTGAAGTTGCCTGCTCTGAAGCTAGAAAAATTGATAAATATGCTAGACGAGTGGCGATAGTAAGCGTAATAGAACTTTAAATAGGTTTATTGCTTTACAAAAGCGCGACTATGGTCTCTTATGCATCACCTCTAACGCCTTAGCCTCCATAATGCGGATATCGCTAAAAACGGTCGCTCTATCTTTGATGTTGAGTAAGTCCATTATTTGGTTTAATGGGTTGTAATCCAAGCCTGTGATACCATTCATACCTACACGCCACTGTGTATTCATAGCTGAAAATACTTGATACGAATCCCAAACATCAGGCCACACCTCAACATCATCAATATCAGGCGGAAAGCCAAAAGCACGCTCGAACTCAGTCGATTCTTTTGAACTCATTCCGCCATACATTGCCTCGGCGACCGTTAGGAGTTTTTTTCGCGGTTACCTAACAGTTCGTTGTAATACGTTGATGAAATAGCACGAGAGGCTGAAGGGTAGTTATCTAACAATATGTTTAAATTTTCTTTGTTATATGGCTCTTCGATCGCCCAGTCAGCAATAATCTGCTCAAAGAACTCAGAAATCGGTTTTTCTCGCATTCCATCAAGCTCACTTACTGAGTGATGTTTAAATGTGAATGTAACTACTTCTGGCTTTTCTTTGCCGGCAACAGGAATTTTAACGTTAGCTTTGAAGGTTGGATTTGGGACGAGTGTAAATTTAGGCATTATCAGTCCTTAAAAAGCCCCTGTTTCGGGGCTGTTGTGAGTATTTATTGATTAAGATGCGTTGGTATAAATCTGCATTTCAGATTTAAGTGAGAATCGCGCTGTTACGTTTTCAACTTCGTTGATAGCAGTGTTTGGCACACGCTGGAATGAAATTGAAGCTGTGTAATAGCGATCTTCTTCTGCGCGTTTATTGAAGAATCGGATTGCAGTAACTTGCTTACTGTCGTCCAATTTTGTTAGCAATTTACGGATAGGCAGCTTAGCATCGTGAGCAAAGGTATAAACCTGTACAACACCATTTTTATAGGTATCGATAGTTTCTGCCTGCTCATCTTCAAGAAATTGAACCTCTTGAGTTTGCTGTTCCCCACCTTCTGTAGAAAGTGTCATTACCTGTGGCATGACTTCCCATGACAATACTTTCTTTAATGTTCCTGTACCGCCACCAGCAGGAAACACATTTTTATCACTTGTATCGACACCTTCTAAGGTGATTTTAGATTCAGCGACACTTGCAACACGGAAAGCACCCGAAGCTTTTTTCCAGCCAGATGTAACATGAACAATATCGCCTTTAGCAATGTCACCCACATCATCAACTGTTAGTACGGCTTCTTCGGCATTAGTTGCCTCGGTAATTTTAATTTCGTCATCGTATTTACTTGCGACGTAAACACGCGACCCATTAGGAATGTTATAGGCCATTGTTAACCTCTATTTTAGGTATAAAAAAACCGCAATTAAGCGGTGTTATCGGATTGCATTACATCGATAGGATGCACGAATAGGAATGGTATAATTTGTTTCATCTGAAATTGGAGGGAACTGGCTAGGCTCTCCGTTAATGTAGATACCCTCCCCTAATGTTAATCCATTTTCTAATCTGTTTTTAACGTCATCAGCAATAGTTGATATCTTAGCGTCCCCACCCCCTACTTTCCCAACTACGTTAATTTGGATAACACCACGATAAACAGGCATATCCAGAGATAACCCGATGTTATCCGTTTCTGCTGGCATGACATGGAGTTGAAGATAGGGAGCGTTAATATCATTAAAAGGAAGATTGGGCCATGCGATTTTTAGGTTTAAATCCTTGCCAATACTCGCCACCAGCTTTCGTATTTCAGTATTAATCGTTGACTGATTCATGATTTAGTTTCCGATACGGCAGAGTTGAAAAACTGACTAAATTCCTCAGCAGTCACAGCAACCATACCGTTAGGTGCTTGTTTCGAATGCCCCATTTCAAGGCGGTAAGCATAAGGCACATTGTTTGTGAAATAGATAGCTTTCATTCCTACCTTAAATTGTTCAATAACAACGTTGCCTAACGCCTTTGTCATATTGCCTGACTTATCTATGCGTCCCGTTTCGCCTTCCGCTGGAGCATCAAATGACACCTGCCAATTACCTCTAAACCGCCCCCCTGTATAACCAGGAGGAACATAAATATCCATAGAGCCATTAACACGAACACGCTTTTTTAATTGACGTCGCTTTGGTGTTAAATTATTAGGATCTTGTTTTAGATACTCATTATGTTCAAAAACTGCTTTATTGTAGTTTGAGGCAACCCTATTAACTTCCCATAGTTCAGGATTCCCAACGGGTGACATATCAACGAGCCTAGCAAGTATTTGAATACTGGTTTTTCTTACAACCGTTTCAATATCTGCATTGGATTTATCGATAAATAAGTTAATTGACCTCATAAACTGATCTGACATGTCACGCCCTCAGTTGAGACTGATAGCAGATAATAATATCAGCGGGTTTAACAGGATTCGGCTCATGAACGCGCAACCAAACGCCATCGATAAGCAGCTTATCCCCTTTCTGAATATCAATGTCTGGAGGAAGTATCATTTTAATATCCGTGGAGAGAATAAGTGTTCCGTCGATTTCGTGAGGTTTATATTGCGTTTTTACCCCGACAACAGAAAATAACGTTTCTGGCTCAAAGTGTTCCTGCCCCTCATCATCAACCCAATGCTTACCATCACGCTTAGCCTGATAGGAAACGCCATATTTTTTCAACATCCTTAATGCTGTGCTCTGCCCACGTTGATAAATGTTCATGGCTACCTCATTGCAAATGTATTAATGGCAAATCCATCCGAGACATCAATCAAGCCAGACAATAAACCTTTTAACCAAGGAAAGTTTGGTGCGCCAGTATTAGTGCCTTCGGCATATTGCACAGTAATAGCGCCCTCAATTCGCTCTGAGGTGATTTCAGCGCCTAACGTGGGCTGTAGGTCATTTTCTACTGATTCAATCGCTAAACGGCATTGAGCTTGGATTAATTGCTTTGGTATCTGATCGCTTGGGATGGCAACACCGTCGCGAGATAGCCCTGAGCGAGGGAAAGATAAAGGTTGATTTGGGTTAGTTCGTTTACCTAACCATTTTTGCGATTCAAGATAATCCATCGCCGTAATTAGTAATGCCTCTAATCCACTATCTGCCAAAGTGATATTTCTATCCTCAGCGTATTTCTTCAAATCATCCACACTTGCGTAGCTATTAAATATTGGAGAGTTCTTATCAGGATCAATCATGCTCACCTCAAAAAAAAGAGGGGCACAAAGCCCCTTAAATTACTCGTCTGGAGAAGTTTTTTCTGTGAATGTAATTGCATCAGTATTTTGTGCAACACCATCAACAGTGGCTGTGACAATAAATTCACCCTGTGAATCAGAAGTTAATTTCACTGTCGCACCACCAGCTTTGCCCGTCTTAGATGAAGTAACGCTTAATTTACCACCTGTTGTAGACCAATTAACGGTAGCTCCTTCGACTGGAGAGCTGCCCTTGGTGTAATTAAGAGTGATCGTTACTGTATCTGTACTGTCAGCGATAGCGGACGTTTTATCCGCTGACAGGGTTACTTTCCCTCTTCGGCAGTCAGTTTAATCATGACGCCAGCGGTTAATTTGTTGCTAGTGAAATGCTTCTTCCAGTTACCTGCGGTGCCTAACTGTGTTAAATCAGGGTTTTTTCCTTTTGATTCATCCCAGCTATAGCCCAGAACGCCAACGTTAACCACGCCTTCACCACGATAACCAACTTCCAAGTTCTCCTTGTCATTGATTTCATAAGATCGGAAAGTCGGCTCTTGGGATTCAGTGATAGTCACAGCACCCGGCACTAAACCAAAGATGGCATCTACTGGCGCTGTATCCGTTACCAGCACAGGCTTACCTAATGTGCCTGGCTGTCCACCGTAGATAACCACACCCGCTTCTTCATACACTTTGTTGTCAATGGCCTGATCAACAATATCGAAGTAGGTGGTTGAGTGCATAACAAACAGATTTACACGGTTAAATTTATCGCCGTATTTGCGTAAACCTTTGGTCAGCGTTTTCTTGCCATCGGTCGCAATATCAGCCGTCACCACCATTTCTTTGTTATTGCCGATTGCTGCACCCAGCGCAGCTAAAGAGTATTTAATGTAACCCTCTAGTGAAGCATCTGCCGCATCCGTACCCACCAACTCAGAAAACTCCGATACATCACGCCCACGGCGTTTAAATGCTTCTTCTGTCGTTGCATAAGGACCATATTTCCAAGGTGCTTTTACATCAACAGATTCGCCCGCGCCGATTTTTTTGTTCTCTACGGATGCTGTAGAGTTTACATCACGATGCTCAATCGAACCGCCGATATGATAAAAGGCACGCTTACGGAAGTCCCCCTCGATAAACAAGTTATCCAGCACAATTGCGCCGTTTGATGCCTGATTAAATACTGCTAAATTATCTTGACGGCGTTCTAAAAACGCAGTTTGTGCTAAATCGTTATAAATTACTAAATCATTATTAGTCGTCGTAGCCATTGCTTATATTTCCTTACTCTTTTGGAAGTTTTAAATATGCGTCACGCCCGTATCGGCGAATATAATCAGCCTTGTCACTAGCGGACATTTGAGAGCGTTTAAAATGCGCACCACCTTGTTTATGTTTCCCTGCATCTGTACCAGAGGCTGCGGGGAATAAGTGAGGAGCACTTTCTTTTAGGGATTCAATCCATTCAATAGGTGATAATGGCGTACGACCATCTTTACCCATAATTGGATTGCCATCTTCATCAACGGCTACGGCCTGACCTTCATCGTTGATCTGAAAAATGCCTTTGGCACGTAAAATTAAATCTTCTTGAGCGCTGGTTAATGCGCCCGCTTTCCCTGCTGCGGAACGAATTTCATCGCCTAACACACGAGCACGGAATTTATTTGCAAACGCCTCTGCCTTTTCAGCTTTAGAGCTTGCTTCTTTTAACTTCTTGTCGAAATCACCACGCAAACGCTCAGTACGCTTATTGAGAACCTCGTCAATTTTGCCATCTGCAATGAGTTTAGCTTCTTCGTCATTCTCAAAGCGTTTGAGCATTCCCTTCACAGTGTCGGGATCAATACCTTCAAAGCGTTTCAAGTTATCGCCTTGCTCCTTGAGCTTGCCGAGTAACTCACTGTTTTTAGCCTTTAGCCCTGAGACCTGCTTATCGATGATGGCTTGAATCTCTGGGGTGATTTCTGGTACTCCACCCCCTCCACCTTGCGAACTATCATCAGCCTGTGAATAGTATTTGCGTTCGATATTCATAAATAACATGTTATTCCCCTTGGGATTGAATGCGCCTAGCGCGTTGAATTAACTCAGCCCTAAGCTGAATTTAGGTAATAAAAAAGGCCGCATAAGCGACCAGTGTTAGTTTGATTTTAATCCGCGACTGATAACCCGAACCGTGTCACCGACTATCGTTGTAATGTAAGCATGATCTGTTCGTTTAATATCAAATAATGGGATGGCGTCTTTCTTTGTGTGTTCAACCCGCGCCACGATATCTTTATTTTCTGATTCAGGATAAAACTCTAAGCGGTACATATCTCCTAAGCAGTGGACTTCTTCCACTTTACGTCCTTCACGTTCAGTAATTAATTTGAGTGCGTACATAGTTATATTCCTTAGTTTTTTAAGCAACAAAAAAGGCCACCGAGGTGACCTTGTTAAATGGTTTATTGATTAGCTATATCCAGCCTCTCTAAATGCTTGCTTGTCTATCTCCCTGAGCTGTTCGAGAGAAATAAACTCACCTTTGTCCGTGTAAAATTCGGATGGATGCATACCGCCCTCTTTCATCAACCTGAACCTTGTCTCTCCAAATACCTGTCGCTGTCGCCACTCAGGTTGTCGCTGTATCCAATCAAGAAAATTAGTATCCGCTGGCACTTGCCCGTCCATTGATGCTCTCGTTCCTGCATCCATCTCGTCTAAATCAATGCCTAATTCACGCCATGATTTGGTAACCAATGTTTCTGTTGAACGGCAATTGAAGTGGATTTTTCCTGGGCCTTGTAGGTAAGGAACTTTATGACCAATAGGCTTACCTTCCAGCGTGTATTTCAGTCTGTCACGAATAATACAATCGTGAGATGTTTTATTATCGAGGGTAGATAACCACTGTTTACAATCAAGAATGTCTTTATTGGCACCAGCAAACTGATCTCGCGCTGTTGCTTGTAAATGGCTAATGGCAGTTTTAGCTATTGTCGTCGCATTAGCTCGGCTTAGTTGCAATATGCCATCTTTATAACCTTGGTTTGCATGTCCTCTGATTTTACGTCCGATTTCTACCGCGCTATCACCATTTAAATAACCATTACGAACAGCGTTATTTATGCGTGTCATGCGATCTGACTCTAACCCATCAGCCCATTCAGAAAGTAATTTCCCTTGAAATGGGCGAGACATGACTGAGGAAAATAGCATTTCCTCTGTAATGCTCATTAGTGGATATTTGCGTAGAACAACATCAGGTAGTAGAGAATCAAAAAGGGATGGGTAATAACCAGCCTCATATAATGCATGCGCTCTCATTTCTTCCGTTAGTAGCGAAAAAGCGCTATCAACAGCTCGCTTATTAATACTTCTAACGCTGGACAGCAACGACTCCAATCGCCTTGCAGTGAAACTATTAACATCGATGGAGGTATCATCTAAAGACACTATAAGTGAAGCAGTTAATTCAGCATCAAACTCATTAAGTGCCTTTATCATGCGTCTAGCCACCCCTGTAGAATAGCGACCAGAAAACAGGGAGTGAGCAATCAATTCATCCATTAACCGCTCATTCACTGATCTCATGTCTCACCTACCATTGTCGGCTCTTGATTATTAAGCTCATCCACCACCACATCAACATCATCAGCGGGGTCGATAACATCATATTTCTGCAAACTTCTCACTAAGTCAGATTTACGCGTTGCGCCAGATTGCCATGCTGCGACGATTTCACGGATCATCGAACTATCGGCAATGTGATTAACGAGGTCTTTGTTAATCTCAAACGAAATGCCTGCAGTATCTAAACCTAAGTATTCAGCACACCATATTAGCGATTTACTGCATGCATCGGAAACATTAGAGCAACAGGTGCTCAGGATAGAGGTTTGTGCGTTCTGTTCACCGACAGACTGAATAACCGTTTTAACTTTGCTATCAGCAGAAACCAATTGAGCACCGAGCGCAACCATATAATCGCGTTTACTGTCCATTGCTTCTTTTGCCAGCATGTTAGGTTGAGCCTGAGCGTAACCAAAGAAACCTTCTTTTGGCAACATAATTGGCGAGCGAGAACCAACCATAACGCCTTTCTTTTCTAGATAGTCACGCCATTCTGTTCCTAGCCCACCTAGATAAGGTTGTATTTGCCCACAGAAGAAAACAGAATCTTCATAATCAGCAGAGTTTCGATAATGCCCTAGGTTGATTTTTGCCAATCCTAGAAGTGGGGCTTCATCAATAGTGTGATCATTATTCTGTGCACCAATAAATGTAAATGGAATTTCATTCCACACACCGTTACCAGCACGCGCAGGTATATACTCAGAAGAAATTTCAAAAACGCTACTTCCACTGGGCTTGCGATACACGCGGCAGATAAACTTACCTTCTTCTATCGCTAATACTCGGTATTGAATTGCATCTTTAAATCCAAATCCGTCCTCTTCTTCAATTGTCTCTCGCAATACCACCAGCGTTAACATCGTGCGCCCATTAATCCGCGCTGTACGCCAATTAATGATATCTTCAGCTCGATATTGAAATATGTACGGAAGTTTAGAATCACTATTGTAATCAACATATAGCCCGTGTCGCCCTACCTCTAATACCGACTCAAGCGAGGACTGAGCGAGTTGATAAATACTTGAGCCCGCACCATCAGCATCATCTTTTAAACACGAAAGCTTTTCGACAACAGCAACTAAGGGATCTTTTTTAAATGCCATGCCTATCATACCGTTACGGGTGTTACCTGTTATTGGGTAAAACACAGCACGGTCCTGATAGTCTTTATTGCGTTTCCTTTTGCGTTTGCCATCTTGTTCTTCAAGCTCAGGAAGATAGCTTTTTATGTCCTCACCACCTCGACAAACAGAGCGCACTAACTCCCACTGAGGAGCAGCCGTTTTATACTCCGGTCGAGTGAAATCTACATTTGTTGTACTCATCAGAAGGTTGTTCCTAGGTTAATTTCGAATGCTGGACGCTTGGTATTTCTGCGACTCACCGCAAAATACCTAAATCCGTCAGCATCATGCGACGTGTAATCGTGAAGCGGTTTATCTTTCCAACAGCCTCGCTTGTCATCCCACTCTTTACGATAAGCTTCTAGATGAGCAATGCCTTCACTACATTTATGCTCATCAAACACGCAAAGTGGCAGAATTTCACGTACTGCCTCGATACCTTCATCAACTGAAAGCTTCGGCACTACTTCAAATCGGATTGAGTAAATTTGTCCGTCGATTTCGTACCCCTCACGCGCTAATTCACGCCGAGATTTCGCATCCGAGCCAAACTCACGGTTATCGATATCATGAGGGCCATTGTGACTTGCATATGTGTAGCCTTTGTCTTTCAGTACTTTCATGTAGTGCCGTAGACCTTCACCACTGTTTGAGTAGTGGTCTATAATGTGGAACTCCTCGCCCACTTCACGAATAAACCAAATTGACGTTGAGTCACCCACACCAATATCCCAGTACGTGTGAACCGGTAAGTGCGAGTTATCAGGAAGTGTGCCAATGCGTTTATTTTCGTACAGGAAGCGGAACTGCTTGGCGTAGTAAGCGCCTTCAACCGATTGTTGGAATGCCTCAGACGGTATTGACGGGTATTCCCGTTTCATATCGTCGCCAAGCGTTTTCTCTTTGGCGTAATACCATGCTTTCTGGCGCTCGTTTAATTGAACACCATGTTTGCTGGCTATCTCATCAAAGTAATCAACTAACCGCTGGGGTAATGGCTCAACAGGGTTAATGGCATACTCTGGATTCTTCCACCATGAGAAGAAAAAGAACTTCCAGTCTAGGTTAGAGAGAGTCTTATTCTGAATTTGCGCTTTCTCAGCAGACTGGCAATAATCGAAGAAATAACCTGCTCGACCCTCCGCTGTGCTTTCAATCGTCGTAAAACAATCGCTTGATACCGCCTCAAATGCGCCAGTGACAATCTCACGGGCTTTCTCTGGATACTTAGCACATATCTTACCGAACTCAGAAACGTGCAAATAACGGAGTGTACCGCCACGAAATGACGTGCTGATATAAAGCGAGCCGCCTTTGCTAAACACCAACTCACCAACCGCATCATTACTCGCTGGGTTAGCCGCTTTGATTTCATCGGGTAGCTTGTCATAGGCATACTTTATCTTTTCCCTGAATAGTCGCTTAGCATCGTTAAGTGTGTGGGCTATCAATGCACATTTAGCCGCCTCAAATAACGCTGCGTCTAATTGGATAATGCAGACTTCTGTAGTAAAGCCAAGCTGACGAGCTTTCAGGATAATGTTTCGCGTGTGCATCCCTTCAAAATATTCGAGTTGCTCAGGCGTCATTTTAAATCGAACTGGCTTACCTTCTTTGTTTGTGATCCAGTAGAGGTGATTCAATCGCCAGAGCTTATCTCTTAATAATGCAAGATGTTCTGGCTTCATGATTATTCCTTAGATAAGTCGTCCATTAGTTCTGATAGCTGACTAGCTGTCTTATTCGGCTGAACATCATCAAGGCCGTATGCTTGACGCTCAAGCCCAACCAAGTTTTTGAGTGTTTCACTTAATGCTTTGGCTGACTTAACGCGCTCAGGGAGAGATATGATTGAATGATAAATTTCATTGAGTTTATCGCGTCCGTTATCATCAGGACTAAACATTAACTCGCCAAGTTTTCTTAAGGCTGGCACATCAGCACATTCAGCAGATAGTTCATCAAATAAGTTGTTGGTTAATTCTCTAGCCCTTCGAATATCGCCTCTATGCTCCATGCGGACATTAGCGATAACCTCGGCATTAGCCTCAATAAGTTGCCGTTCTGAAATAGCCTTTTCGGTGGCAACCAGACTGGCAACCTCCCTTTTGGCAACCAAGTTTTCAGCCCTAGCCTTAACCTTTGCCTTTAAATCTCGCTCCCATCCTTCTTTCTTGGCACGCTTACTTATCGCCTGATGGGTTATCTCGTATTGAGAGGCTATTTCCCTTATGGACATCACGCCAGCTCGGTAAGCCGACTCGATGGCCTCCCAATCTGGTCTTTTAGCCATATCCATTCCTTAAATAAAAAAGGCCGCTAGGGCCTATTTGGTTTTCTGTTTGTTGACTAACTTGCCTAACTCGCGCTCGACGATTTCAGCAACTATTCTCCCATCATCAACTCTTCCACAGTGTAAGTATTCAAGTGATTGCTGTAATTGACGATAGAGAATGGATAAGTTTGCTTTTTCTTGTTTGGTCATACTTTCTCCTTAGCGAACTTACTCGCCCACACTTTGGCAATATGTAAGCAGTCGTCAAACATTCGCCCTTTTCTACTTGCTTGAGAGCTTCGGCGATAATGATCTACCGCCATGTAACTTGCTCTACGACAAACAGGTAAAGAAAAGCCGAGCTTTTTTAACTCGGCTAGTACGTTCTGCTCTATGAATTGTTCGTGGTTCATGCTGGCTCTTCTCCATCTGGAAATTCGCCCATATCAGGCAAGGTTAATTGTGATAGTTCTTTAATTGCCTTCTTCGCTTTGCGTATTTTCTTTAAGTGACGCTTGCGTAAATTCATTAAGTCACTACCTTTCCTGCCAAAGTTCTCGAACGACCAGTTATCGGCTGCTACTAATCTATTTTGCATCTCATTGATAGTCAGGGTTTTAAGCTCATTCATGTCAAGGTTTGCTAACCCTGTTTGTGGTTTTGACTCTTTTTCAGCTAGATCAAGTAACCATCGACGCAAGGATTTCGCTACATCTGTATTAGCTAACATTCCGATTAGATGTGCACCTCTAACAGAGAAGATCCTGACCTTTTTCTTACGTAAGTTGTTGTTTATTCCATTGGTCATTGTTTCAGTGACCATTGTCATATCATCAGAAAACTCGTCTTTGTTGGCGTTATATAGATTGGTTACTGACTTCTCATTTTTGTATTCGAGTAGCTTAGCCATCTGAGAGCTGGTAAACCAAATCTTATTATCACCATTATCAAATGGAGTAATTTCATTACCTTTGAAAACTAATGATTTGCTCATGGTGTAAATCCTTATAGAAAAGCGAACCTGTTCACCAGAAATAACCGCCCCACAGAAAACACCATTAACGGTTTTTCTCAGGTTCGACTTTCTGTAAGGTTCTGTGAGTGTTTTTAATTGCGCGGTGAATGCACAGAATGAAATGCGTAGAGTTCGCAGCTTAGCGATACACTGCCAAGCCACTTCTAGTCTGTTCCTAGCAGTCAAGATATGATCACTCTCCTTAATGGATAAACGACTTATCTAATTGCTGATATATATATTTACTTAAGCTATACTAAGTAATTATCACTATACTTTGATTAATATCCTGTTAGTTTGCCCATGCACCCATGCTGGGCTTTTTTTTATTCCATGCATTCTTGTTTGATATAATCCTGCAACCCTTTAATCATCTGTTCTGACTCTGCAATTCGCTCTCTGAGTAACCAATAATTTCGGATAGCGGTGTCAGTAGGTCGGGCGGTGGTTGCATAAGCCAAGCTGGTGGAGGGAGTGGTTTTGACTTTGGGACACTCGGCTTTGATGTACACCCGCTCTGGATGACGCTCACTAATATCACGCAAGTGACTAATTTCATTCTTAGCATTCGCTAGCTCCTGCGTATATTGAATATCCAGTTGGTTTAATCGCATTATGCGTGCTTGGTAATCAGTATTAATAGACTTCTGTTCTTCGAGAGCCACTGTCAGTTTTTTGTTGGTATCTATCAGTAAATTAATCCTGTTAGCTTGCCAGCTAATCATCCAATAGCTACCCACAATAATGCCTACCATCGCGATGATGGCATAGAGTTTCCCGTATTTCATGATTAGTACCGATGATGTGAGAGTGCAATCTGACAACGTTTTTCTAAACTAACGTGATCTTTAGTACATGAGTTATCAATCGAGAGATAAATGCCACCAGCGACTGTAATGAATAATGCAAGGATAAAGCCGATAATGACGATTAAAGGTTTCCATGACATAGTGCTGACTCCGCCTCTCGACGACTGACAAGCCCTCGCCAAACCTTTCCACCCGCATATACCCAACGTTTAATTTCTTCACAGGCACCCGTTCTATCACCTGCATTTAGTTTCTTGAGTAATGTTGAGCGAGCAAATGCGGTAGCACCCACATTAAAAGCAAAGGAATATAAAGCAGCTTTAGTGTAGTCATCGAGTGGTACTTTGATTAATGCATCGACTTGCTGTTGTGTCTTAATAAAATCGTTTTGTAATAACGCATCACATTCTTGTTGTGTGTATGTCTTACCTTGAATGATGTCGTTTCCAGTGTGGCCATAACAAACTGTTAGAACACCCGCCACATCACGATAAGGCTCATAACGTACACCTTCAAAATGGGCTATTACTACTAACGCGATGGCTGTTGCTCCTGCTGTTGTTATCACCGCTATTTTCTGTTTGAGAGACATTAAATATCCTTTGGCGCTTTCACCATTAATTCAGCAAGCTTTTTTAAGGTTTCGGTCGGGTTTTGTGGGTCAACATGACGAACAAGCTTTTCAAATAATTGAGTGCGTTTTCGTTGTTCTCGACGAGTCATAAAGTAAGTGGCTAAACCGAGAACCATGCTGAACGCCATCCCGATAACAAATCCCCATTCATATAACGAAAGACTGGCAAAAAAGGCCGTTAGGCCTGCTGTTCCATAAGTTACATTGGTTAATTTTTCCATACGCATAGTCACCCCCAGAGGAGTGTCCGTTGATGATTAGTGTGAAAGTGTTAAAAAAATTAGGCGGGGATTGATACTTTAAGTGCCTTTAATAAACCTTCAGGCAACTGTTCTTCCAGTGACGCATTAGAAACAATCACAAGACCATACATAGATATCCATGTATTCGTTTGTTGTAAGTGTCCTTGAATAAATTGCTTCGCTTTCTCTAACAAATAAACACAACTCTCTTGTGTGTTTTTGCGCCAATAGGATTCAATCGCCACCAGCAATGGAGCACCAGCATCACTAATTTTTTGCAAGCCGATTCGATATTGCTTTTTACCTGCGGAAGATGTCGTGCAAATTAATTGTGTCAGTTGTTGAGTTTCACCATCAGCCGTATGGATATTCGCCGTTAAAATGATGGAGGTATTCTTTTCACTGTCTGTTTCTGAGGCATAGTGAAGACTAAACTGTAATTCGCTTATCTCTTTTGACATAACATTTACCAATTTATTTAGTTAATAAGGTGCCGACTCACAGCTCTTGTGTGAACGTGATAACGAGGGTGATTGATTCTGTGGTCGGCATATACGAAAAAAGACCGCCTAAGCGATCTTTAAGAAATTTATAACAGATTAAGGTTGAACTTCCTTATCTACTCAGCATCATTTTCTTTAGTTAAACAATAACGCAAATTTTGTCTAATCGCTTCAATTGACCAGATCCAAAAAGCGGTTCCAACAAACTCAGAAATTAATGCTTGATAACCTGCTGTCCAAAGCCAGCCAGACAATCCTAGTAGAGGTACGACTAAACCATGAGCAAAAACAGAAACGCCAATACCAAAACAAATACCGTGTAATAATTTAACCTTTGGCAAGAATTCAGCAATAACACAATATGTCACAGCGATAACTATTGAGAATAATATATGAACACCATTACCGCCCCAATTAATACTATATCCCATCCAATGATAAGTCATAGTATCTATATTTAATCCAAGCTTTTCGAGTAAGACGACTGGCGGGGGTGTCGTTTCAAGTGTTCTCGGGGGAATTAGGTCTTCAAAACCAGATTTAACTAAAGCTGAAAAGATACCCGCTATAATACCAACATATATTGCTATACCAATATGCCTAGAACTTTTTTTCGTTAACTTAAACAAATCAATCATTATATATACTCGCTCTATAAATTGAATATTATGAGTATAGTAGAGATAAGAATACCTGTTTATTATTTTAATTATTAGTTAAACACTGCAGGTTTATTCTCATAGGATAACAATAAATTTCATCTTAAATATAAACAAACAATCAATGAAAACGAAAAACTTCCAACAAATTTTTTAATTAATAATTATAAATATATTTTAAAAAAACAAAACCCCGCCGAAGCGAGGTTTGAAATACTTACATTTATAATATTATATAAATATTGCATTTAATTTATAGAAAAAAACGGAGTTTTGCAACTTTTTTAATCAGCTTAAAGCGCTAATTTTGAATAGCGAATCTCTATCTAATTGATAGCAACAATCTAATAAACAAATCCAATACAGTTTATAGCTCTTTCGCCAAGCATCAGCACTGACGCCCAACAATTCAGCGAGCTTAACATCCGTATATTTTTTTGCTGTTTGATTAATTTCTGCTTTTACCGCCTGAATGGCTAGTAAGGTAAGAGATTGAAGTCGTTGCTTAACTTTTTTCGTTATCCTTTTTTTACTATTTAATCGCTGAAACTCATGCCAAATATAGGGAACAATGAGTATTTGCTCACGATAATATTGATAATCACCATAGCAATAGAGTAACCATAAGCGCATTTCGTTAGGCAATTGATGAATACCTCTGCGCCATGATGAAGTGCGATAAGTAACTTCATTAATTAATGGTTTTGATTTTCCTTTGGCATGTTTTTGCTTAATTTTGAGTGGATGTGAGGGGAGTCTGTATCGAGACTTTCTTTCACCCGCATAGCGTATTGGGTTTCTTTTAAACCTATCGGTTACAAGTATTGCTTGTTCCTCCATGGCACTTAACGGCCCATTTTCTATAATACAAACATTCATCAACGCTGTACTTACTCGCTCGCGTATCCACTCAATATTCACTATCGCACCTCTTGGATAATTATCTGCCCCCTTTTTCCCCACACTTTTGTTACCCGCCCATCCCATACACGTGAATCATCGTCAAAAATAGCATCAAGTAATGCTTTTTCGAGATTATCTTTATCCGGTTTTTGTTGATGGGGTTTACCGTTCATTTCGGAGCGTTTAGTTTTACTCCAACTCTTCGGCATGGGTAGAATGAATGTAATGTGGTAATGTGATTCAGGTAGGGTGATTTTGTTTAACTTTACTTCGTCCTTAAACGCAAAATACTTTAAAACTGGGGGACGTTTTTTCCATTTATCAGCCTGAGTCATCCTTGGTTTAGGTACTGGTTCGATATTAAAGACCTTCACACGTTCAACTTCCCTTCTTGGATCAATATGGCTTGCGTTCTCAAAACACCTTCTAGATGACATTGTTTTGCATACTCCATATCCGTAAATCGTGTTCGTCTATCAACTTCATCGTGACATGCACTACAAGCCCAAGCGCCAAATAAGTCATGCGATTTTATTCCGACGCCACAAAGACCTGACATTCTGTAATGGGCTAAAACAACCGTTTCAGAGTTACCATTACAAACTGAAGGTATTCTAATCTGACATTCACGCCCTTTTGCCTCATTGCGTAAATTCATCATGAGCCTCCTGATTACTATTTTTTATCACTTTAAAATAAAAACGATCATGTTATTAACTGAAATAATCATCACTATTTCCTATTCTTCTTGCTTTCTTTTCAAACTCATATATTCAGAATTACGAGGAATGATGATCGGAATTCCCTTCTCAATGCACCATTGTTCATGTTTCTCCATCATGTAAAGCATCCTTGCTTTATCCATCTTGCTGGTTTTTTCACGCTCACCGTTTTCATTGCGCCCTAACCAATGTCCAACGAAATATTCATGCGTTTCCTCATTAGTAATGGGCTTTGATAAAACGATTTCACCGACACCATTTTTAATATCGATAACAACGCCACGTGCACGTAACCACTCGCCTGTGGTTTCCATCCACATACGCCATGTTTTATTCATTGGTATGGTTCTTAAATCACGCCACTCGGTGATTTTGATGCGATAGCGTTTACCTGTTGTCACGATTTCGGAGAGCACTTTGAAAATACTGTTGAGATTGGACTTATGGAGACAGATATCATCTGTCACTTGACCTCCTTTTTACTTTTATGAGTTAAAACGATTTTTCATAATACCTTTTGGGTTCCTTTTTCGGTTGAGCGCGATATGCAGCCATATATTGATCAACTGGTGTAATACTCAATCCTTGTTGGTCAACATACACGGTGCCTGTTTTACCGTGTCGATTGAGCCTTAAAATCATTTCGGTCAGCGTTTCATCCGCATTATTGTGGTACACCGCATCACGATAAATGCCTAACCAATAATCACAATCTTGCTCGATTTGTCCTGTGTCTCTTGAATCACTCGGTACGGGACGTTTATCTGCCCTGTTTTCTAACCCTCGATTCAACTGTACAAGCAACACAACCACCGTATTGAGCTCTTTTGCCAATATCTTTAGCCCCTTAGTGATTTCACCATAGGCAATATCATTACGGTCAGCTTTTCCCGCTTGCATCAAAGTGAGGTAATCGACACCAATAAACCCAATATCACCGACTTTGCGTTTGATTTTCCGACTTTCAGAGCGTATATGCTGTAAGGACATGCCTGGTGTATCATCCACCCAAATATTGGGCTCATCTTTAAGGCGACCGATGGCACTGCAAAGCCTATCCCATTCATGCTCTTCTAATTTTTGGTAAAATTTATCTGAATTAATTTGGGTTTGTTGGGCTAGTGTCCGTTCAACAAGCTGTTTATCCGTCATTTCCATGCTGAACAACAATACAGGCTTACCTTGTTGTGAGACATTTTTTGCCATTTCAGTGAGAACGGTTGTTTTCCCCATCTTTGGACGAGCACCAATCACGAACAGTGAGCCTATGACAATCTGTTTTGGGCTTAATAGGCGGTCAAAATCTTTAAATCCCGTTTTTAATCCTCGATGTTTCTCTGGGTTATCTTGTCGGTCACAAATGTCAGTAAAAACATCATCCAACACGTCATCAATTCGGCGTAATCCTGTTTTTCTCCCCATTTTTCCAAACGACGTAGCTTCATCAAGCAAGCGTTGTGCCTGTTCAATTTTATCCGTAAAACTTAACTCACTTGGCACCATCATGAGCTTTTGAATTTCAACCGTCTTTTCGATAACAAAACGCTGTGCGGAACACTCTCGGATTTTTTTCGCATAAGCCATAATGTTAGCAATACTCGGTGTTTCTCTTGCCATCTCAGCAAGATAGGCAAAACCACCTGATTGATTAATTCGCCCTTTTGACTCCAGATAATCCGTCACCGTCATGATGTCTATTGGCATACGTTGGGTATACATTTCTCGTAGAGTGAGATAGATAATTTGATGGTGTCGGGCATAAAAATCTTCAGGCTTTAGCAGTGAGAAAATTGATTGCGCATTATCACTTTGCGGGTCGAGCAGGAGTCCTCCAATAACATTTTGTTCCGCCATCAAATTATTCGGAACTTGGTTCATCACAGTGCTCCCTCCCTTGTTTTGAGTACCGTCTCAGGTCTGAGTAAATAATCAAAATTCGCTCGCCAACCCCGATTATTTTCTCCGAAATACCAAGCACTCGCCGTTTCCATAAAATAATCAAAATAATTTTTAGCTGATTCGACTGTGGGCTCTTTAAGCTCTTTCAGGAATTTGGATATTGCTCTTTTGCGTTTGTCATTCAGTGATTCGGCATTGGGTAATCTATCCCCTGCTGATTCGTTGAAGGCTTGCATGATTTCCTGATAAGGAATTTTAGTTTGTCGATTAATTGAAATCTGCTTTGCAGGTTTCAAGTCGTCAGACGATAATTTTTTAGGGTTAATTGACTGGTTAAAAGACTGACTGGTTCTGGGTAAAAATTTTTGACTACCCCCTAGTCCAACCGTTTGACTACCGTGGTCAAATTCTTTGACTACCTCTGGTACAGAATTTTGACTACCGTCATCAAGAGATTTAGCCTCCAAATCCAGAATATATAAATTGGAAGTATGTCCCTTATCTGTTTTTCGCGTAACTTTACGAACAAACCCTTTTTTACATAGACTTTTAATGTGGTTTATCGCACTTTGACGGCTAATTTCGCAATGACGTGCAATAGTTTCATAAGAAGGAAAGCACTCGCCTTTATCATTGGCATTATCGGCAAGTTTCAGTAGCACCATTTTTTGTGCTGTACTCCCCACCTGTAATTGCATGGCTTTTGCCATTAGAAGCATACTCATTTTCGCTCTCCTAATAACTTATCCCGATGTGCTTTCCTTAATTTTGCGTCTTTCAATGCTTCCTTTAAACGCTGACAACCCAGTGGGGTTATTTCTTGTAACAACCTATTTTCCATGATATTTTTATGCTCATCACAGCCATTAAATTCATGATTTATTCTTTGTCTCATGGTATAATTTCTCCATTCCAAAGCTGTATCAAAAAAGGGAAACCGAAGTTTCCCCTTGTGATAAAAACTGGATATTGATACAGTGTATTTGTACGTTAAATGGTGAATTCCATTGAACAACACGCCTCGTTTGTTGCCGCAATCGAGGCGTTTTCTTTTATTTTCATTTGAGAAAGTTCACCCATTTGTTTCCACAAAAATCGGTACTCTTCTTCTGAGATTTTTCGTTCTCCTTCCATCACAAAATCAATAATTCCCGATGCGACAAGCGTTTCGCATATTTCAGGATATTTTTCAGTTCGACGTAGGATAGTTGAATCATGAACACCTAACGTTCTAGCCACGGCAGACTGAGTTTTATTTCTCAATGCTTGTAATGCTGAAGCTATTAGGTGGTTAGAGATAAATTGATTGAATTGTTTGCGTGTATTTGCGCATTCCATTGTTTAAAGTCCTTATGAGTTAACTAAGGGACAATAATGATCCGTAACTCATTCCGTATGAGTTGATATTGGGGGAAGAGTTGTCGCTTTATCAGCGACTCCGTAGCAGTCAAGAACCCTGCGGTTGTTAAAGAACGTGGTGAAATCAAGCTACTTTTGGAGGGAAAACGTCGTCTAAAGAACAATTTGCCCCTAATTTTTGTAATGCTTCAACAATAGCTCGGCAGTCATTTAAGCTAGGAGTTCTAATGTTTAACTCATAGTTAGCAATTCGTGACTGCCCCCATCCTATTGATGAAGCTAAAACAGCTTGAGAAATTCCCAGTTTTTTTCGCTGTTCTGCGATATTGTTCATGTGTGTATCCTCCTTGTTTATTCCAATATTACACACAATATGTGATTAACTGTCAACCACAAAACGTTTAAATACATTTATCACGGTTTGTGTTAAAAGGTATACATGAAAAAAGTAAATGAAGTTATTGGCGAAAGGTTAAAATCCATTCGTGAATCAAGAGGGCTAAGTCAAGCTCAATTAGCTAAATTGTGCGGCTACTCTGCTGCGTCCAGAATAGGAAACTATGAGCTTGGAGAGCGCAAGATTAGCGCTGATGATGCGATTGTTATAAGTGAAGCTCTTGGTATATCACCTGCCGAATTAATGTTTGGCAGTCAAAGTGAGCAAGTGATCAAAAATTATGAATATCCTCTATTCACAAAGGTACAGGCCGGCGCTTTCTCAACAGAATTTAACTCATACACCCAGAAAGATGCTGTGTCGTGGATACCTACAGCTAAGAAAGCTAGTGAACGTTCTTTCTGGTTAGAAGTTGAAGGTCAATCAATGACAGCACCACCAGGAGGCAAGCCAAGCTTTCCAGAAGGAATGCTTATCTTGGTTGATCCAGAGGAAGAAGTTGAGTTCGGAGATTTTTGCGTCGCGCGTTTACTGAATGATGAATTCACATTCAAACGATTGATTAGAGATGGTGGAATTGAGTATCTAGAGCCATTAAACCCTCGCTTCGATCTGATCCCTATTAACGGGAATTGCACAATCATAGGTAAGGTAATCAAATCACAATGGCCTGACGACACGTTTTAGGAGGAAATATGGCGTTTAGCAATATTGAGATAGCAAATATTAGACGGTGTATGGAATTTTTCATGGAAAAGCGTCGCCCAGCAGAACACCTAAGGGATGAATTAGATTTACAGTATCGCATCGAGGACGACTCAGTAATTATCTTTGAAATTAGGCAACTAATATGGAGTGATGGCAGAGTAGAAGAACCTATAGCAAAAATCACACATAATAGATATTCGAATTCATGGTCTCTGCTTTGGATGGATAAAAATAGTAACTGGCACAACTACGATGAAATAATGCTAGGTAGTTTCTCTGACGCCATTAGGCTCGTTGAAGATGATGTGCGAGGCTGCTTTTTTGGGTGACGACACGTTTTAGGGTGTGGTTCTAATTAAATATTAACGGATGACTAATAGTGGCAAAGTGTACTGATTATCAACCTAGCCAAGTAGAAGTTGACAATGTTCTATACTGTGAAAAGTACATCGATTTCTCAGGTGTTAGTTGGACGGAAAAACCGCCTCCAAACAGACCGCTTTTATGGCTTCAAATGAATATTTTGCCATTAGACAAAGATGGAATACCAGTGCAAGGATTAACTATTTTAATCCAATGGAAACCTGATCATGAACCAAAACAAGATGGCGATGAGGAGTTCCCAAAGATAAACATCGTAGCGCTTTATAATAAAAAAAGGATATTTGCAGTTGATAGTTATCCATTTGATGCGCATACAAACAGATATAAAGTAGATCATCCTGACTTTGTAAATTATATTGTAGGTGCCCACTACCATGTTTATTATGAAGAGGCTGGACGCTATAATCCAATAGGATTCCCAATTAAAGAAACTATAAAATCAGATGATATTAGAGGGTTTTGGCGGTTTTTTTGTAATCATTTAAATATAAAATGTGCAGGTGAACTCCCTATACCTTTAGAAGATATATCTGGACAAATAGGATTGCCATTATGATGTGCTCAACAGTCATATCTAATCTTGGTTTTGAATGCCACCCTATAGGTGCTGAATTACTAAGAATTATTAGCCCATTCACTTTCTGTGATGATGGGGAACATGTTGGTGCTTTCGTAAAAGAAATTAATGGTAAATATCTTGTAAGTGACAGATGCGATGCATTAATGAATATGGAAGCAAGGGGTATTTCACTTACAAAAAAAAGAATTGATGAAATACGCAGTTTTATAAGTTATCAAGGCGCAGAACTTAACGATAGTGGTGAAATTATTAGCTGGGCAACAGAAGATACGATTGGATCAGCCACCTCCAATGTAATCAGGGCAGGAATATTAGCCTCCGCTTTATCTATTGACTGGCATCAATCGGTCAGAGTTGAAAGATTTGAAAGTGAAGTTATAGATTATTTATATCACTCCAGCTTAAAAGATAGGATTTCATTGAGGTCTAATGTATTAGGAATGAGCGGACATAACATAGTCATTCCAGTAACAGTTAATACCGAAGAACCAAAGTATCTTTTTACATCTAGCGTAAAACAAGGTGGAAGTTGGAATAGCGCATATTCTCTACTTGGTAAACTAATTGACCTAAAAAATGCAAATACCACATTAAATAATCGATATGTTGTTGTTGATAGCGAATCAATCGGCGACCAAATGCAACAGCTATCTCTTTTGTTTAATGAAATAAGCCATGTTTTACCTTTCGCAAAAAGAGATAAGTGGATATCTAAGCTAGCAGCATAACCTTCATCAAGCCCTCTCCGCGAGGGCTTTTTTGTACCCTCTCCCCTCCAAAGAAGTGATCTCCATTCCAATCTTATGTGACAAACAACACATTCCGTGTTTATTTACCATTTATTTTATATTTCAAATCATCGACTTAATTTAAAAATAAATAAATAAACACATTTTGTGGTTGACATTAAAATCACAATTTGTGAATATACTATCCATCAACGGAACACAGCACGTTGATGTTCTTTAACAACGATGATGGCAAGCTGTGTATTAGCTATCAGAACGGCGACGCTGATAAAGCGTCAACCTTCTCAGAAGGTTTTCGGATTGGTGTTTCATTATTTTATCACCAATCACTAAAGCCAACTGTTTGGAGGATATATGGCAACTATAAAAGTGAAGAAATCACGCAAACCAGACTTTTTACGTGGTAACTCTGCAAATAGGCGTCATGCCAGACGGAAAGTCGAAGCCATTGCAATTAAAGATATTGAGATGCAACTAAACTCAATATTTCAACTAGAAACTAAAAAATTAAACCGAGTTGAAAAGACACTATCGCTAAGCCACATTCCTGTGACTAGAAGTATTGAACCTAAGTATCAATCATCACCTGATAACTGTTGTTTACCAGACGTATTAATATTTTCAGGAGTTAAAACAAAACAACCGAGCAGTGAGTTCGGTGTTACGGCTAGATAGGGGAAAATAACGAAAAAGAAATTGAACCCTACTCCAATAATGATAACTTCGACTCAAATACAGTAGCAAGAGCCATACTAAATACAACTCTCGCAGCATTAGATACTTAACGTTTTTTTGTAAAAAAACTAACCGGAGGCGGAGTTTCTTTTTCGTACTGCTTTTTAGCAACTTCTAAACACTCAGGATAAAGCGCTTCAATTTCAGCCATTAATTGCTCAGGTGTTTTAATTGAATCCTGTTTAGCTGCTAAAGCCAGCGCCATATCGAAAGCAACTCTTTCTACTGGGTTGTGTTCGGTAATAACCTTTTTAGACATTGATTTAATCCTTTCTATCACTGGGGAAACTTAATTATATCTGATTTATTACTGGGGAGTAATAGACCTCTGCCGTCTGAGGAGGTTAAGACAGTTCAGGCAACCATTACGAATGGAAGTATGTCATCTAAACAACAATAAGATTTAAGGTGACATATTATGTCGAGATAAATAGGAGAAGTAAGATGAAATTTGAAGATTTACCAGTAAAAATTCAAGAGATTGCAAGCCAAACATTGGCATGTTTAATAACCAATAACAATCCAGATAAAGAGCAAGCAGAAGAACTTGCTCGCTCTGTGGCAGTGGCTTTTATAAAGCTATATCAAGACAATTAATTATCTTTAAGTTTTTTAAAGTAATTAGTAAAACTTTGGTGAGCAAATATGATCGACTCAACTGTTGATCTTGACGCCGCTCCATTAATCATGGCTGTTTTTTCAGCCTTAATCAATTCTATAACTAATTGCTGAGCCGCTAATTCAGGGTTTTCTTTTGGATCAATTACTACATCTGACATAAAACATTCCTATATTGACTGTGGAATAACCAATATATCAATTTTCCTTGACTGTGGAAAGTAAGGAACCACCTCGCCTGACGTGGTTAAAAGCAGGCACAGTTAACTAATTACAGTCCATCAAGGTGGGCTGTGGCGAGTTGATTAATAGATAGGAAATAGAGATGGAAATATGGTTTAAGGAATTTGAGTCACATGGACGTCAGATTCTAATCAAGAAAGCTCATGACGCCGATAAGCAAAAAGTCGGAGTGCAGTATTGCTGGCCTGAGAAGATTTTCGATGTCGACTTTGGATTATGGATAGATTACGACGACGATGACGAGGAAAGCTTTGATAAAGCGGAAGAAGCACGCAACAAGCTATTCGACACCATCGATCAGGAAGCAGTAGATACCGCGGTGAGTAACTTAATTCAAAAACTCAAACTTGATGATTAGCATCGTGTTTAGTTAATAACGGAGGGAGTATGACATCCCTCGTTCAGCAGTAACCCACCCTATATTTAGATATATAAACAAGACATTTCGTAATTAATTATATTCATTAAAAGGAAATAAAAATGATGAAACAAAAAACCAGTGTCGTTATTAACGTAAAATTAACTTTAGAACATGGAATTAAATCACCACATGTTAAAGTAAAAACAAAAATATACGTTCATGAAGAAACTCCAGAATTAGAATTATTACTAAATAACTTCTCAGATAATTTAGTTGGAGAAAATTCAATTAAATCATCATTTGAAAAAGCGATTATAAATACATTACTCAATAAAAAAACACACTAATAAAATTCAAATCATTAAAAATAAATTAATACACCTTCACTTCGCCAACACCAGATAACCGCCTTATCTCTCATCTAACGGGGTCACCATGAAAACTAACTATTACAGCGCTATGCGTGACGGCATGGCGGTGCGTATCACTACGCCTCAAGCACGTAAAAATAAACGTACAGGCCCATGGTTATTCAGTTTAGCTGTGGTCATTGTAACAACCGTTGGCGTAATACCGACATTTGTAAGTTGAGGTGATTATGCAAATTTCATACAGCTACTCGAACGGAACTCGGGTAGTAGACGACAAAACAGTCATGGAATTTGACGAAAGTAGCAAACTCAGTATTGAGACAGGAAGTTTCGCTGAGCTGGCTAAATTAACGGAAATCGACCCAGTTGAAGCTCTGCAATGGATTATGCAGTTCGACAAGGAAGAGATTGACAGGATTGTCAATGAAGCAAGCAAGGATGCACCTGTTTCTAAGATGAATCTGCTAAGGAGGGTTGCGTGACTCAGCATCAACAATGGCTAGAAGAATTACGCAGGAAGCGTAAAGAATCGCAGGAACGCGAACACGATGAATTTATGTATCAAACGGAAGTGTTAGGACGACAAGGATTGTCTATGCCTCTCAAGGACTTTTCAGGAGATTTTCAATGAACGTTTCTAACTCATACCCTACCGATAAATACCCCCAATTAACATCACCGTCATTAGCAAAAAACAGAGAGGAAGCTCTGGCTCAAGCTATTGCAATGATTGAGGGGTGTTTGCCAAATACGAGTGCGCCAGACAGGGAAAAACGATTAGCAATGGAACTGCTACACATGAACTTGGACGCATCGAAAAATCACCCTCCTCTACCTGCTCATATTCAGGCATTACGTGATGCGGAAAGGAATTCTGCACCGAGTAATAAGTTTGAAGTCGATTACTACGGAAGCGATCGACGTCAAGGTCAATACTTAGGAGATTAGTATGAAATTCGCCAAGGCAATGCGAAAAAAAGCAAAATTAAGGCTCGCTTTAACAGGGCCTAGTGGCTCAGGTAAAACCTATGGAGCACTGGAAATAGCCAAAGGACTTGGCGGAAAAACGGCATTGATTGATACGGAAAAAGGAAGTGCTTCTCTTTACTCTGACCGTTTTAATTTTGACGTATTGGAGTTAGATCCACCATTCACACCAGAGCGATTTATTGAAGCTATCGGGGTTGCGCAGGAAGCTGGCTACGATAATTTGATAATCGACAGTATTACTCACGAATGGAGTGGAACAGGCGGATGTCTAGAATTACTCGATGTGTTAGCAAAAGCCAAGTATCGAGGCAATACGTGGTCAGCATGGAGCGAAATAACACCACGTCACAATGCATTTCTCGACGCGATACTACGGTCTGACCTGCATATTATCGCAACGATGAGAAGTAAAACGGAAACTGCTCAGGTCGATAAAAGCAATGGTAAGAAAGGCGTAGATAAACTTGGCATGAAATCAGAGCAGCGTGACGGGGTTGAGTATGAGTTTACGACTGTACTAGACCTAAATCACGAAACTCACACGGCAATGGCAAGCAAGGATAGAACAGGATTGTTCAGCAACGCCGAAGTTACTCAGTTAAATGAATTAACAGGTAAAAAGCTAATGGATTGGCTTAATGATGGACGCACTAAAGCAGAGATAGATCTAGCTCACTTTACGAGCATTGCAACGGAAGCACAAAACATGGATGAGTTAAAAATCGCCTTTAGTGAAGCATACAAAGCACTTAGAGATACACCTGAACAAGCGGAGGCTCAAAAAGTGTATGAGCTAAGAAAAGAAGAACTAACCAAACAAGAGGTAGGTACTGATGGCAAGTAAAGGCGTGAATAAATGTATTCTCATTGGTCACTTGGGGCAGGATCCAGAAATCCGCTATATGCCATCAGGTGGCGCAATCGCTAATCTCACACTAGCCACATCGGAATCGTGGCGTGATAAACAAACCGGTGAGATGAAAGAAAAAACCGAGTGGCATCGAGTGTGCATCTTCGGCAAATTAGCAGAAATTGCAGGTGAATATCTGAGAAAAGGAAGTCAAGTATATATCGAAGGTTCTCTGCAAACCAGAAAATGGCAAGACCAAAGCGGGCAAGACCGATACACAACGGAAGTGGTAGTTAATGTCGGCGGTTCTATGCAGATGTTAGGCGGTAACGGTGGTAATCAGGCAGGAAGCCAGAAGTCACAGCAGAATCAAGGATGGGGACAACCTCAGCAACCGCAAGCGCAAAAACAAGCATCGAGTAATCAAACACCACAAAGTGAGCCTCCGATGGATTTTGAGGATGATATCCCCTTCGCCCCTATCGGACTCCCCTACCCACGCCACGCTATTTATGTGATTTAACCAAAGAATATGACCATTACTCAGTGCAAGGATGCAAACAGGAGGTAGAAACTTGACGAACTCAACGGGTTGCTGTAGATTGCTCGTAGGTGCTCAAAACACCTTCGTAAGCGGATACCGCACCCGATAGTCATGCGGATTTTTTATGTCCATAGTATTTTGATATGGTCGGGCGTGCGGCTAATACAATACCAGTGATGGGAATATGCCCGCCGACTTACGACGGTTTTGAGCGCCCGACCGCCCTCTCAAAAGGGGTAATCAAAAATATCGTAAGGACATAAATATGAATACTCAAATCTCCGTATTATCACCAACCGTTACCATCCAAAATGGGAAAGCAATCACAACTACGGAAAATGTAGCCATTTACTTTGGCAAACAGCATCATCATGTCGTTCAAAAGCTCGAATCACTTGATTGCTCAAAAGAATTTACCATCCGCAACTTTTCGCGAATGGTCAAAAACAAACCAATTGGCAGTGGAGCAAAGCGTGAAATTGTTTACTACCAGATGACTAAAGACGGATTTGTCTTTTTGGTTATGGGATTCACAGGCAAGAAAGCGGCTCAATTCAAAGAAGCCTACATTGCCGAATTTAACCGTATGGAAGCTGAACTGTACGGGAATAGAATAACCTCATGCGTTACTCAAGAAGAACGAGATGCCTACAACATAAATGCTCTCGCCAAACACTACGAAGCCATTTATCAGATTTGGAAAGAAGAATTACGCCCTGCATTAAAAACGCTCAACTCACCTGTTTATGGTCGCCTGTATGACAGATTCCAAGACGGCTATGTATTCGTTAAATACCTACAGCAAGATTTAAACTCTAAGCTGACGAACCGTCAACTGCCGCGTCACCACTAATCAATCTCAGCCCTGTTAATTCAGGGCTTTTAGCATCGTTTTAACCAGCGAGGGATTTTTATATGCAAAATTTAATTAACGTTGAAAAAGAAATCACCATGAGCAGTTTAGATTTTCTTAATAATATAATAAACCCTGCCAGAGTGTCTTGTGGTGAAGCAGAGGTTAAAAATGCTCATTTTGTTAAACGAATAGAGGATGAATTGGATGATTTACCAGCGGTAAAAACTTTTTACCGCTATGGAAACGAAGTTAGAGCTTATGATTTAAACATGGATCAGCTAATGTTGGTTGGTATGAGAGAATCAAAAGCGGTTCGTCGCTCGGTTCTTGAAAAACTTAAAACATTGTCTAATCCACCGCAAATGTCACAAGCTGAGTTAATCGCCGCTATGGCGCAAGTCAATGTAGAGCAGGAAAGGCGTCTTAACTGCGTTGAACAGAAAATTGAACAAATGGAGCAAGGTACTATCCCTGTAGGTTATCAGGGATACAGCTACCTAAAAGCCACTTATGGATTAAGTGATGCCAAATGCCGTCAACTTGTTATGGCTTGGGCTGTGCCTAACAAAAAAGTTCCACATATCGCACCAAGTGGACAAGTAACTCAAATGTCAGTGGTGCATGAAGAAACTTTCAAGCAATCACTTCATCAAATGATGAATGAAGCAGAGCAACGCGGAACCCAATGGTATCACAATAAGATAGGTAGATTTGCCATTTCAGGCTGGGAAAACGCAGCTTAATTTAACTCGCAGGGATGCAATGAAAGTAACGCCACATATGTATTGATTCAGTCTCTTAGGTGTGGATTAGTCACATGGATGTGAGTATGATTCCTATATTTATAATGGTATCCACAATGATTGAACTATCTTCAAAGTTTAAAAATATTATTTTTTGGGCATTAACAGCTTCAATAGCTTTAATTGTTTTTGGTATTTTTGTTATTGATATATTTGCCAATGACGCGCAAGGTAAAGATAAGTTGAGCATAATTTTTTCTTTTCTATCTGCTTTTTTCGCTCTTCTATCTTCACTGGGTATACTCATAACAATCGGGGTTTATTTTTCTCAAAAAAATGATGATAAAAGAAAACAAAAAGAGATAGATGAAAAATTAATTTATTTTATTAGGGAAAAGGTTAGTGATTTTAATTTTAAAATAAAAAGAGTCTTAACATTTCTTGAGAATGATGATAAATATTATGGAATAGGAGTTAGTGGAAATAAAATTATATACAAAGACCCATTAGAGGATGAGTACAATATTACTAACACCATAAACCTTAAGCTTAAAAATAATGATTTTTTGGATAGAAATAATATACATGCGAGTTTATATTTATTTATATTTATCTTAGACATTGACTCATTAAGTGAGAATTTCATTAATAAAACATATAGCTATGTTATGTATTCACATGCGCATTCACTAGACATCCCTGATGAACATTTTAGCTGTAAAGATAAAAATGAATTGATAGATTTCCTAAAAGAAACAGAAAGGGAAATAACATCTAGACTAAATGAACTTTATTATTAATTACCCACCCTGCTAGTGCAGGGTTTTTTATACCTAAAATTCAGAGTAACAATTCATGCAAATAATCGGATATGTATTACACATGTTAATACAGGGTTCTGCTGTGCCTGTTACGGAAGATATTTATACGCAATCGGAATGCAATAAACGTGCTGAATATTTAATGTCAGTGAGGAATGTTAAAGTTGTTTGTGGAGAGGTATGGAATGAAAGATAAATATTATGCTGGCTTGGAAAATTACAAAGATTGTATTGAGATTGAACCTACAACAAAAGATTGTTTTATTTTAAATACTCCATCTTGGAATATGGATGTGACAAAACAAGACTTAATTGACATCAGAAATACTATTAATGAAATACTAGGAGATGATAATGAATAAATACACCGAACTATCTGATTTCGAGATTAATTTATTAGTAGCTCAATCTGTTTTACCTGAAACGCAATACGATGTAATTAAACAAACAATGGATATTATCCAATTCCTTGTTGATGGCTCGTTTGGTTATCGCTTTTTCGACCCATGCAATAACCCATCAGACGCAATGCCGATTATTATTGAAAATAAAATAGGGTTATCACCAATGTACCATTCTAATAAATGGACAGCTGACTGCCTTGATTATGGCTTCATGTCAGTAAATAAAAACCCATACCGTGGCGCTATGGAAGTTTTTTTAATGATGAAGGATACGGAGAATAATCAATGAAACGAATTACATTATCAGAATGGAATAATAAATATTTCGCTAACCCTAGAAGTCAACGGCAATTATCTCGCTATATAAAGGAAGGTAGGTTATACCCTGCTCCAGAAAAGGTTGGTAGAGAATATGAGTTAGAGCCGTGGACAATTCTAACAAATGACAAAATGGTAAGGGAACCGCAATATTTAATGGAGAAAATTAATGGGCAGAAGCAGAAGTGCAAAGAACAAGGGTTTACCGCCTAACTTGTATTTGCGTAAAGGGATTTACTATTACAGGGATGTAAGAACTAAAAAGGAATTTTCTGTTGGCTCAAACAAATCATTAGCAATAACCGAAGCCATACAAGCCAATTTGGCTATTTATAAACCTAAAGAGTCATTAGTTGACAGAATTAATAATGTTCACTGTGTAACATTGCATGAGTGGCTTGATACTTATAGGGGGAAGGTAAACAGCCGGGGGTTAAAAGAGAAGACGCTCTACGATTACGAATCAAGAATAAAGTTAATCAAATTACACTTTAATGACTGTCCAATTGAGAATGTAACACCAAGAGATGTAGCCACATTTATTTCAGAGTACCCTAAAAAGGCAATGGCAAAATTACTAAGGTCCACTATGCTAGATGCTTTTAATGAAGCCATTGCGGATGGTGTGATAAAGGAAAATCCCGTTTCCGTGACAAAGCCGCCAAAAACAAGCGTTCAGCGCTCAAGGTTATCGCTAGAAGAGTTTAAATACGCCTTGGAGCACACAAATGACAAATATAGGTATATGTTCCTATTGGCGATACTTACAGCTCAACGCATTAGCGATGTTATCAACATGAAGTGGGATGATATAAAAAATGATAGGCTGTATGTCACCCAATTAAAAACAGGCTCTAAAGTAGCAATACCTCTCTCATTAAGACTTGAGTCTATTGGTTATTCTATTAAAGATGTTTTAAATCTCATGAATAGGAGCTCAGATAAAATCTGTGGCAACACCACCGCAAAAACATTAAGAGGTAAATTTATCGAAGCGTTACCTAAACATATAGAAAATAAACCAACATTTCATGAAATTAGAAGTTTATCTGCAAGATTATATGAAGAAGAAAAAAGTGCTGAGTTTGCAAAGAAAATACTTGGCCACAAATCTATGAGAATGACAGATAAATACCTTGATGATAGAGGTAATGGCTACGTTGAATTGTGA